GACTTATCACCTTCTTTGGCTACTTCTTCCGGGTCAAATAGTAAACCAGTAATAGATTCATTTAAGTTTTCACGTAGGCTACCAATACTTGCAAAAGTCTCATCACTAATTACACCTACCTTATTCAATCCAAGTATGATGTAATCTACTGCACCAAGTAATAACTGAATCGGTGCGGTAAGGAACTGCAGAATACCCTTTGTTATATCAGCATTGCGCTTTGCTGCATCAATCTGCTGCTGTCTTTGGATTTCCAGTGTGGCAATAACCGCCTTTTGGTCAATGATAGCTTGTTGCGCTGCTGCAATTTTTAGATTTAATATTTCCCTTTCGCTTTTACCGGCTAACTTCAATATGTTTTCCTGCGAGCTAATTGCATCCAGTTGTTCCTTTGATGCCTTTGCACTTTCTTGCTGTGTTGCTAACCTTTCCTGTTCAGCACTACTAATACCATCCACAAGAGCAAGTAACTCCTCACTATATGCAATGGCACCAGCAATGGCTGCACCAACCAAAAAGATAGGATTGGTAAGTAATGCCTTACCAACAGAAACAAATGCACTACCAATACTCTTAACTCCATTAGCAATATCACCCGGCTTAATCTGTCCGATATTCACCGCAAGCTGCTTTGCTCCTTCAGCTGCACCTGTAAAGTCAAGACTGGCAATACGTGATGTGACAAGTCCTAATGATCCACCAACACGCTCAAACGCACCACCCGCTTGTGTACCTACTGCCTGCGCTGCATCTTGAATTCTATCTTTCAACTCACCCGCAGCAGCAGCAAGTTCACGATACTTTGCGCTATCAGGGTCAGTAGCTGCAAGCTGTGCCTGTAATTCACGCAGCTGTGCCTTGAGTGACTTGCTCGATGCTGTTACACTTTGCTCCGCTGCTGATACGTTTTCAAACGATTGCGCAGTATTGTCAACAGCCGTTGAAGTAGCATTGATTTGAGTGTTTAACTCTTTAAGATTCTGCTCACTTTCGGTAGTATCAATTACAAAACTCCTTACAATAGGCTCTGCCATTAGTAGATAAGATTATAGATTAAATAGATCATTCCAAAAAGTAACATGATACGCCACATGTACAAAGTAACAAACCACATTACACGCTGCCATTTGCGAAGTTGAAAGTTATACTTACTACTTGCCTTGATACCCAGCTGTAAATAGCGCATTGAATTCTTGATAGTGTCCATCTTATGTTGTTTTACTCTGTTGATATTGTATAGATGCTGTTGTGATTAGGTTAGCAGGGAATGTACCACCACCTGTAACATTCAAATATAGTCTATGTTCAGCAGGATTAGCTGCAACATTTACACCCATTGTAAACGTATATGCAGTATTGTTGATTTGATTGAGAGCAGTTATAGCACTCACTGTTGCCACACCTGCAACCTTACGCATAGCAAGCGAGAATTGACCTGTGTAGTAGTTATTACCTGCATCTATAATTGTAACATTCAGCAACACACTCCACACTGTCTCATCAGGTATATTCATATACTTACCTGCAATACCTTCAACATAGTACGCAAGGTTAGTGCCCGATGTTAGCCATGAATCTTTGCGATGCAATACAACAACTCCATGCTGTGCCCATCCTTTCTCAACACTCGTTGTCAATCCGTCTTTATATCCTCCACCAAGATGCACTCCCGGCAAGCTTGTGTAGGTATTTTTTCCAAGCAAGTTGCTGCCTCCTACATCCTGCGTCAACTCTAAACGACTACCAACAGCAAGCATGTTTGTATTACCCACTGCAATGGTCACATCAGTACCACTAACAACAGAATCAAGTATTGACCTATTCTCAACAGCTGCCTGTGTGGGTCTACTCGCAGGTGATGTAGGATTACCCGATACACCTGTGGATGGTCTTTCAACATTTGGTACAAATGCCCAACACACCGCATTTGCTTCGTCCCAATTATAGCCATAACGTTGGCAACAATCCTGCGTAGATGCAACAGGGTCACCATTGCCATCTTCAAAATTTACTTCACCATTTACAGATATTGACACAGGTGTAGATGAACAGTCTTCGGTGTTCTCAATTAACTTAATCAACTTCACACTTGTACTCTCATTCATGCCAACCTTGTAGTCATTAATCTCAAGTATGCGCCACCATGAATCTTGAATCCAAATCTTATCGCTAAACTGAAAAGTCAAAATATCCTTTAGATCAAGAGCAAAGGAAGCTTCCATTATTCTTGCTTCAGGCGAATACAGCGCATTCATATAAGTGCGCCAATATTGATTGAAAAGATTGTTGTATGGATTTGATACGATGCTATATGCAGGTATCTCAGGTGCCCAGTTCAAATCTTCATCATCAATATCCGCATTGATTTGGCTGTAATGATTCAGCAGTGACACGCTTGTCAATACAGCAGTAGCTAAGTTGTCATCATACAGTTGTATGTTAGTACTGCCTGCATCAAATAAACAGCGCATACCGGGTAACTGAAATTGCAATTCACGATTTAAGAAGATAGGCATAATCACACCGCTGCCATTGATAGGACCGCATGGTGTTGACTGCGTCACAAGTTGTATCTTTTGGTCACCTATGGCAAAATCACTTGGCTCTGTGTTTGGGTTAGTAGTGTAACCGACCGCTTCATAATCACCATACACACGATTGACGTTCTTATATTGCACGCTAAGATTATCCTCGCCTGGTGAATAGGTAAATTGAAACTTGGCCTTTTGCAAATCAACCGTGCTGCTAATGGTCATGTCTTTGGATGCATCCAACTTACTTGTCCAATCAAGCACATTGCCACTACCTAAATAGCTATTCTGCGGCACAACATACACCTTGTTAGGTATTGCCCTATCAGGTACGATAGCGCAGTTGTGCATCTTGATTATATCAGTGACAAAATCAATCTGCTTTGCATCCGGTGCATTGAAGTTATATATGATGCTTTGACCGTATAAGAACTCTGTTTTGATTACCTCAAACACTGAAGTCTCATATGTACCATCACCTGCAACAAGTGTAACCGCAGGTGTGGTGTTATTGCTTTTTATCTTGAACTTAACGACACTACCTGCATCAATACCGATGCGATATGTAAAGTCAACTATTTGATTGTTGAATACGTTGTAGTTTTCCAAAAACACATCAATACCATCAATCTCCAAGAAGTATGATACGTTGTTTATTTGCCCTGCAACCGTGAACTTATTGCGGAATCGGAAGGTGTAGTATCCACCTGAAGGTGTAGTGTAGGCAAATGTGGCTGTATTAAAGTCTCCGTTATTATCAAATATCTCTGTGTTTACACTTACCGTTGCTGATGATGTAGTAAGAAGCAAGGATGCACTATTGTATGCAGTAAATAAATAGTTGTTGAATGAATCAGTACCAATGATGTTTGAACTATTCAACCACGGCATATAGTAGTTGGATAGTGTAGTAAGTAGCGTGCCGCCTACAAGCTCAAAACCTGCATCTTCAAATATCTTTTCAAGTAAATAATCATAACGCAGCGATGGAGTAAGGTCTGAAGGCCACACAGGTGTAGCTGCTGTAAGCAATGACCGGCTATTAACTTCACCGCCTTCACTCCATATTTGACCACGATCGCATAAGGTCCATATGCGTGTTGCATTTGGATTAGTCACATTCTGATACGATACTACTTCATCAAGATTAGTTAGGTCGGTTATATCCTTAAGTTTCTTCTCGCCTATGTTGCGTACTAAATCAGGTGTTTCAGCATAAAATGCCAACTCCACTTCGTTTATGCGATTAGATTGACGATACACTTTGCGCACACGTACATAACCTGTGGCAATGGGTAATGTATCAACTCTGATTTCAGCATTCAGTTTGTAGTGAAAATAATTAGCAGTGCCTGCTGTTACATTAACATCAAACAATGCACCCAGTGCAAGCTGATTATTCTCCGAAAATGGCACTCTGAATTCACGGCTAAACGCACCCTGTGCTGTAAAGTTAGATAGGTCTTGAAACTTCCAATTTTGGCTGATGCTTTCATTCTCGTACAAATCAATATACGATTGAGTGAATGTATCCACCAACGTGTCAATGTAGATGTCTTGACTTACTGCAACAGTAGATGTAGTAACTAAACCACCATTAGGACCTGTGATGATAGTACCAATGGTAATAAGGTTAGCAGGAGGATTACCAATATCTGCAATATTTGCAACGGTGCCACCTGCAGGGTTAAAGGCTGTTGTATAAGGTCCTGATGTGCTATAACCCGTACTGCCTGCAGTAACTATTAATTGTACTTCTCCGTTCATATTATGTCCAGTATTGGTTTGACATTCTTACACGCAGTGTCAAATTATATAACTTGCCATCACGTGTTTTCTTTTCTGTGTAGGTTGTATCATCTATGTTGACAGGTATTGCAATAGCCTTACCTGCATCGGTGCTTAACCATGTAACCTGATTACTTGCAAGCAATGAACGCAAAAAGATAAACTCATTCTCTGTGATGTAGTCACTATTGACCTGCAGCACCTGCTCCACTAAGTTCCTTCTATCTTGCAAACCCCTATCATTTGCACTGAATACAGATGTTGTACCATTGAATAACACTTTGCGGTATTTCTTGCGATCTATCTCATCTGTAATTTCAGACTTTTTAGTAAAGTTAAAATAGTCCCAACCACCACGAGAATTAACCCATCCAAGACGTATCTTATCATTGAGGCAATCTGATTGACCATATTTGCCAACGTTGTAAAAAGTGTATGCAATACTCTTTTGTGATGCACCCGCAAACACCGTCACTTTATAAGCACGCCAATTTGGAAATAGTGATGGTTTCACTGTTAATCCTACCCAGTCATTAAGGTTAGCAGGATAGACAGGCAAAGCTTCAATATCATAACCATTCAGTGTTACGTCCTGTGATGTAGGAGCACCAACACTTGAAAAGATAGTGATGTTGATTTTAGTAACTACGTTGTTGCTTAGATACGTACTATTGCCCGGTATGCAAAGCAAACCATAGTCCGATTCATATGCAGGTATCCATGTGTTGTTTGGTGTTGTTGGTCCTGCACCAAGATTCCACGATGCTGCAAGATACCACGGATGCGTATCTGTCTTTCTATCGCTCATGGCATAGTAGGTATTGCCTATCAATGACTGCCCTACCTTTTGACCACCTGTCTCTACATTTGGCTTATATCCATCAATCACTTGAAAGTATCCATTAATGGCTATCATACCCTCACCCGCAACTGCACTACCTTCTGCTTCTGTTAGCACACCACCAACTAACCACCACTCACTAACTGAAAATGTTATTGTGCGCTTGCTTAAATCATCTTCTGTATCTGTGGTGCTAAAGTGCCAACTCAATGGCTCATAGTTGCGCATATCTTCAAGCAATGGAGCAAGGTCAAAATACAAATTATCATCTGGTGCAGCAGGTATGTAGAAGTTGTACGTAGTTGCATCTATCGTAACCTCCACACCATAGCGGAATCCTGTCTGTGCTGTTTCAGTACTGGATGCTATTACCATTAATTTTTGACCACGTAACGCCCATTTGTAGGGCTGGTCTAAAAGTGTTACTGCCATTATTTTTTTCTTAGTCGTTTGTTCAACAATAAACGTGTTTCAATATCCTTTGAATACATCTGCATCAATTTCTCTTTGTATTCGTCCCATGTGTCTTCTATTGCCTCGCGGTAATAGTGTATTCCTTCTATTCCATTTTCACCGATGCTCCTTGCAATAGCAAAGGCTGCACTCTTGATGTTGCTTTCTGTTGACTTGATAAACTCGCCTTGCCTGTTGCGTAACTTTATAGGCTTGATGCGTAACCAATTCTCAATAGCCTTAACAGGTGGCCGCTTTGTTGGATCACCCGGATAAGGTTTGCGTCCCCACTCAATCACATCTGCATATTGACCTGCTGCATCATTGTCTACTGTGAAGTCAAGTGTAGGCTTGCGGTATCGTATGCGTAGTTTGTAGGTAAGTGAGTTAATCAATGTGCCTGATGCAACACGATTGACCACCTTACCACGCACCCTGCGTTTGATGCGCAGGTTTGATTTTGCACGCTCCACTACTGCAGCTGCATATTCCTCAAGTGCTATTTTAAAAGCATCATCCGCCATTATACTACTTCTTCAAATTCAACTATTGCACCTGTCAATGCGGTCAATGCACCTGATACACTTGAACGCATACGCATGGCAACGGTGCCATTTGCACTGCAGCGTATAACACCATCAGATGTAGCACATCCATTCACACCTGTTACCAGTGTTCCAGTGTCGTATCCTGTTTGGTTGTTTACAAAGTTGGTAGTACCGGTTGCTGCTGCTGTAAAGCGGTAGCGTGTCATGGTCAGTGTAGGACCACTAACCGCAAAATTGATAGTACCGGATGTGACCGTATAAGGAATAGTTGCACGCCACTTATATGTTTTGTTTGCTGTTACTGCAAAGGTTAACCCTGTTACATCCTGCCATGCTGTACCACTCGTTGCTACATCACCTGATAAGAACGCAGTGCCTAATCCTAAATCAGTCTTTAATGATGCAAGTGACAATGCGCTAATTGTATTATCAGCATTGATACGCAAATAACGAATAGCACTTGGATTTGGTAGTGTAGCAAGATTAGTTCCTACTGTTGTTAGTCCTATGCTATCCTGCTTACCATTGAATGTTGACCAATCAGCACTGCTCAATGCACCGCGATTTGCTGCGCTTGCAGTGGGCAGGTTAAATGTATGCGTACTGCCTGCGCTGTTAATAGCAAAGTCAGTACCTGTTGTACCTGTTGCAAATGTTTGTGTGTTTGCAGTTAGGCC